GAGAGCTTTGCTACCCTTCCAGCAAGGCTCTTTACTTTTTTCTAATCCAATACTGATCGTTGATAACTAGAGTATCTATCTCAGCCTTATGCTTCTCAGTAAATAAGAGTATGCCAGGGCGAGGTGTCTTAGATGGTGGCAGGTGGCGACCCCAAGTGTAATCATCAAATGCCATAACACCACCGGACTTTAGTAGCGACCAAGATAGCTCAGCATCTAGTAATACGCTAACAGTTGTGTGGTCTGCATCAATATAAATAAAATCAAATGAATTTAGGTAGTAATTGCGTTGCCTGATTAGATACTCAACAGTATCGCTGACTATAGATACAATAGATAACTCTTTGACCTTCTCCTTGTATACCTTCTGGACATCGCTGAAGTCTATCTCGGCGTGGCTTTCCTCATCACTTCCACCCCAAGTATCAACATCAATTAGTATTGAACTCTTATCGGTTAGTATGTTATTGCATAACCATACAGTTGCATCACCAGTAAATACACCTAGCTGTAAGAAGCGTAGGTTAGGTTTACCTGCATACTCGGTGAGGTAGGTAGTAAAGTTATTCTGTGCGGTTTGTGCAAACCAATTTGGATAACTCATTTGTCTGTAGTATAAAAGCCATTACCTTTGAAAGCAATAGCAGGTGATGACCACAAGCGAGAGGTTATTTGTTGGCAACAGATAGGTGTCTCTTCCATACCAAAGATAGGTCTTTCAATAGAGATCACACCACCACACACATTACATTTGTATTCGTAGATCAAAACAATATCCCCTCTTCTAGTTTGAAGAACCCTACTAGTTTAGTTCTATTAGTTTTATTGGTAAACTCTGTGGTCATAGGTAGCCACTTCTCTTGCCACTTAGGTTGAGCTACAGTCAGTAAGTTAAAGCCCCATATACCTTCAGGTGTGGCGTTGATATACCAAGGGGTAAGTGATCTAATACCTGCGGCTAGTAGTAGTCCTTGATACTTACTCTCCTCTATTAATAGATCGGGGTAGTGTGTCTTACGAGATTTTAATTCTATAAACATTTTATCTTTAAGTGATATACAATCCCAGTTATCAAACTCCTCACTCTTCTCAAGATCAGAGTAGTAAAACTCTTTGAGGTAATCAAATAACTCAGGCTCTTTTAACTCCAAGGTGTCTGCCCACCGAGCTTGTCCTGCAACTTACGCAAGGCTGAGATACACCTGCGATCAGCAGTAGAGGTGGCACACTCTAAGTATTGTGCTATCTGTTGCAGTGTGTAGTTATCGTAGTATCTCATCTGTAATATGGTCTTATCCTCTTGCCCTAGTTTAAGATAAGCCTTCTTAATATCTATCAGGATTGCTAATAGGTTGCCACCTTCTGCTGGTGTTGATTGCTTACGAGGTGTGCCATCATTAATCATTTCTTGCGCTTGCTCTAGTACTGTGCCTTCTACAATAGATGCAATAACAAAGGGTATAAGCTGAGCAATAGTTGAGGTGTCGTAGAACGCCTCATCAGTTGTCTTATACCCTGCCTTGCGAGCCTTCTCTTTACGAGCAAATCTTTCAGCCATACGCTGCATCTGATAGGCAATACGCTTCTCATTATGAATACGCTTGTTGTAATCAGGTTCATTAAGTAGATCAGTAAACTGTTGACCACGACCAATAGCCCAGAGATAACACTCCTGTTTAATATCTTCTGGGTCAATCCAGTTCTTAAACTTTCTAGATATTACATAAGATACAGATGGAACTAACTCGTATAGAGTTGGGTGTAATTCTGGTTTCATTCGTTTATTACAATCAGTTCTAAGTAATCAGCAAAATCCTCAGTAGCAATGAAGTGAATATTAAAATCGTGCTCTTGAGTATCTGCTCGTGTTAGCCCATAAGTTGGAGGTATGTTACGAAGTAAACGGGCAGGAATAACTAGCAGTGCATCTGTATATCTAATAACAATTCTATTGTAAGCATCAGGGTTATCATCTAGTGGTTCGGTAAGCCACATACGCTGTAGTTTTTGATAAGGAAATTTAACCTCAGTACCTGAATGGGACTTCATCCATTTAACTTCTACTCCACCAATGTAATTAGCATAGCCATTAGGTTTTAATTTATTGACTAGGTAATCTACAAAGTAATAGCGAGGGGTTTTATAGAACTCCCAACCATTAGCAGTGGCAAGATAGTCAGCAACTAACTGTTCTCGTTTACCATCCTGCCATACTTGGCGTATTGGTTCTGGTTTCATTCACAGTCCAGAGCCTGTACTTCGGGCCACTTACCATCCAATACCATCATTGCAATAGCTGAGTAGTTCAGTAGATCTAAGAAACTATCCCGTAAGGATTCATTACTGGGGTCAGTCTTGTTGTCTACTAGATTATTTATCCGAGCAATCTTGTCCCACATACGCACTCGCAGTCCGTTGATCGGACCACCGGGTGATCTTGCAATATTTAATGGACCGTAGTCGTGATGCTTAGCAATAAGAACTGCTCCTGCTGCATCCATAATGCTCCACATATCTGCAATAAACTCATCATCTACTCCCGCAGTGGAGGTGGTGCGATTTCTATTGTGTTCTTTTCTTGATTGATCTTGATGATAGAGATCCCCAAGGCTGCCAACCATTCTGCTAGTACCATCAGATCTGAGTTCTTCATACATTTGGTACTCCAATTGTCCGTTTTGTCTCTTCTATACCCTTTGCTAAGTATAAATCATTGAGATCCATACCAGCAGGAAGCGACACGATAGTAGCGTTGCCAATTTCTTGAGCCACCATCCTAGAAAACTCAGCACCAGGATTAGTTCCATCATCTTTTAAATCATTATCACCAATAATATATACCCTGCCATAACCTGTAAACATCCTTGTAAAGTGCGCCTTCCAAGCCTGCACACCAGGAACTCCTACTGCTGGTACACCTAGTACTGCAGAACAAATGATTGTATCTAGCTCACCCTCACAAACTGCTATGTATTCACTACTTACAATGATGTCGCTAACATTATAGAGATGACCCTTCTGCCCAAGTGGTGCTCCATACTTTGGCTTACCCTCATCTAATCTTCTAAACTTAAACCCAACACAATGCCCCATCACAGTTAGATACGGTATAGATAACCAGCCCTTGTAGTTCTCGTGTCCTGCTACTGGTGATGCCATAGTACCTAGTAGATACTGGTCAGCTACCTCTTTAGATATCCCACGATCTGCGAGAAACTTGACCCCTGCCTCGCTTAGATCCTTGTTGTACTGGACTGCCGCTTCTAGTGAGGATTTCAATTGCACGGGCGAGAGCATCTTTAAACTCCATATTCTCTTTGATACTAATAATGTTTACTGCATTGCCACCCTTACCGCAGGTATGACAATAATATAAATTATCCTTCGTATTTATTACTGCACTCCTTCTGCTGTCATCGTGTAGTACGCAACGAACAGATGAAGATCTGCCTTCTCTTACCTCACCGCCATAGTGTGCAACGATTACTCCAATGGGTATTGTGTTCGCATCGGTTCTGCCAGTGCGAACGCCAGACTTCCTACTTCTGGACCAGTCTTGTGTTGGCATCCGCAATCTCCTTTACACTTAGAATGATACCTATCGGCTACTTTAAAGTGGCGCTTAACATTCTCTGAGCCACCCTTTATGCAGTGATTACATATCACTTCTCTTTTTCTTCCTTCTCAGGCACAACCTCTACTACTGGTTGCAGTATTTCTGTTGTTGTTATTACTCCTTCAGGTGTTGGCACTTTTCTCCTCTTGGTCCTTGATATATGCGATACCAGCTTTAAAGCCAGCATCGTATCCCTCATCAAAACTAGCATTTCTAGCTTTGTTTATACCAGCACCTTCTAATCGCTTACGGTTCTCTGGTAATCCTATTTTAGTTGACATTCTTCTCCTCCAACCATTGTGTTAAGTCTTGGATTACCCAAGCCTTCTCTATTCCTGCGTTTCTTTTCTTGCATAGTACATAACTAAGAGGCTTATCAATGCCACGATGCTTAGCGTAATTAGCAGCTTCCGTTTGTGCTTCATCCCAAAACTCCTTTAGATTCATCTTCTGTGTATTCTTTAATTCAAAGATATAGGTATCACCGGCAACCATAACTACTAGATCACCCTCATCTTCTGCTCCTGATAAGCGCAAGCGTTCTGCTACTGCGCCCATCTTTCTAAACCACTTCATTACATCTGTCTCAAACTTAGCACCTTTAGCCTTGTTATATTTAGCTGACACCTAGTGTGGCATCCCTTCTATACATCCTACCCATTGAATCTGAGTTGCCAATTTGACAGACCTTATAGTTTACAAACAAACTAGTAAAGTCAGAGCCATCTGCTGTGTGTGGTCCAAACCTATTCTTAACTGCAGCCACTTTAAGTGTTGAGTTAAATGGATCAAAGCCAAGTGTAATAATCAAGGCAGGTAATTGAGATACCTTACCGTGAATAGCCCTACGAGCAGGTGGTTCTGTTGTCTTACCGTACTCAGTCTGCTCGCTGACGTGGTGTAGTACTAGCACACAGGCTTCAGTCTTACGAGCCATATCGTGGAACTCCACCATAATAGCCCTTAATCCTGCCCACTCATTATCAGATTCAGCAACTACATTCATCAGGTTATCTACCACGATCAACTCTGGTGGAACACCAAATAGTTCTACATACGCCTTGATCTCTAACTCAATATCATCTAGTGATGGTGATGAGTCAAAGACAAACTGTATGTTCTCCATATCTGATAGATACTTATCGTAGTAATGACGGTTACCAAGTAAGTTACTTTCCACCAAGAGCTGCTCGTGTCCTGATAAGTGAGAGGCTGCTCTCATCATCACAGTTGCGGTGTCGGTATCTGCTGAAAAAAATAAGGTTGGAACATTTGCTTTAACTGCATAGATAAGAGCAAACATACTCTTACCAGCATTGGGTGCAGCAGCAACCATACATACCTGACCTCTACGAAACTTGATCTGCTTCTTAGCTAGATCAGCCCAT